CGGCGAGAAGCGCGAGCGTGAACGCATCGCCCGCAAGGTGCGGACCTGGTCGGCCGGCCTGCGACGCCTGCCACGGCTCGAACGCCAGGCCATCGTGGACGCCATCACCGAGGGAATGCGCGAGCGGCGGGAAGCGTTGCGGCTGTCTCTTCATGTCGTGGCCAAAGCGCTGGGGATGTCGGTCAGTGGCCTGCACGCAATAGATACCGGGAGCGACCCGCAACTGACGACGGCCCGGAGGATCGCCGCGTTCTTCGGCACGACCATTGAGGAATTGTGGCCAGAAACTGTGAAGTGATCGGGGGGAACGCTAACCACCTGCTGCTGACGGTGAATCTTGCGACGGCAGCTGATAAGCTGGCCCACGTCCGGGGGTCGGTGGGGGAACCCTCACCATGTCAACGATTCTGGTCCCAACGAAACCACAGCTCGTCGAGCTGATGCCTGGCGTCCTCTCCAACCTGGCCAAGAAGCTGGCGCCCGAGAGCCTCAACCTGGTCGCGGGCAAGTACCGCGTTCAAGCGACGGCTGTCGCCCACGTGGACGCCTACCTCACCAAGGCCGAGGACGGCGAGTACACGCCGACCGACGTCCCCATCAAGGCAATCCTCGCCATTGCTCTCAAGCGAGCCGGCATCGGTCCTGATCGCATCAAGCCATTCATCGCCGAGGTCGCCGCCCTGGCAATGAAGGCCGACAAGGCGGTGACCAAGGAGATCGATGAGGCCCTGGACTTGTTCAAGCAGGGCATTGCCTCGACGCTGCCCAAGCAACCGCGCAAGGGCGCCATCAAGATCGAAGGCGAACTGAAGCTCAAGGATCTGCAGAAGATCGCCGCGGCCGGTGCCGCTGCCTGAGCCACTGCCTACCCCTGCCCCCAGGGGCCCCCCTGACCCCCTCCGGAGGCATCCACCGGGGGGGGTCTAATTCTCTACGGTGTCGCCTCCGGGACCGCACCGTAGCCGTACACGTTTTTTCGCGAAATTCGCAAGGGGGGCGTGCCCGGCGCCTGGGTAACCCGGGCGCTTTTTGACCGCGGCCCAGGACGGCCCGCATCCTCGCCCCATATGAAAGGCCGCAAACCACTTCCGTCCGGAGTCAAAGGACTCTTCGGCAACCCGGGCAAGCGCCGGCTCAATGAGCAGGAACCGAAGCCCGCCATCGGTTTGCCCGATCCGCCGCACGAGCTGGATGACCAGGCGAAGGCGATTTGGGACCGCGTGGGCGAGCAGCTCGTGCAGCTCGGCGTCATGACGGTGATCGATGCCAACGCCCTGGCCCGCTACTGCACCCTCTACAGCCACTACCTCCGCACCGAGAAGCTGCTGCGCGACTGGACGAAAGACGGGACCGGACCGGTGATCATGACCGGCGGCAAGGATGGCAAAGCCGGAACCTTGATGGTCCACCCGTTCCATACCGCGCTGCTGCAGTACGGGAAGGAACTCCGGCAACTGGAATCCGAGTTCGGCCTTACGCCGGCGAGCCGCACGCGCATCAAAGTGGACACTGGCATGCGGTCGCCGGTGGGCAATTCCGACCCCTTCGCCGCGATGCTCAACTGATGGCACGCATCGACCAGGTCACCCGCAAGTGGATCCGCTCGAAGGCCGACGAAGTCGCCGTCGAGTCGGGCTGCCGGTTCGACCTGCCCGCCGCCGACCGCGTCCGCAAGTTCTTCGCCAACCTCCTCCGTCACTCCAAAGGCGACTTCGCCGGCAAGCCGTTCGAGCTGCTCGACTGGCAATGGCAGGACCTGGTCGCCCCGCTGTTTGGCTGGAAGCGACCGGACGGCACTCGCCGCTATCGGCAAGCAGATGCCTGGGTGCCCAAGAAGAATGGCAAGTCAACCCTCTGCGCGGGCCTGGTGTTGTACGGGCTGTGCTGCGACGGCGAGCAGGGCGCCGAAGTCTACGGCGCCGCTGCTGACAGAACCCAGGGCCAAATCATTTACCGCGAGGTCGAGCGCATGGTGAGCCAGTCGCCGGCTCTCAGCGCCCACCTGACCCTCGTGTCCAGCCGGAGCCGCGTGGTGTATCCGCGCACGGGCTCGTATTACGAGGTGCTGTCGAAGGATTCCAAGAAGACGGGCCACGGCATCAACGCCAGCCTGCTGGTAGTGGATGAGCTGCACGTCGTGGATCGCGTGCTCTGGAACACGATCGCTTACGCCAAGGCCGCCCGCAAACAGCCCCTGTCGATCGCGATCTCCACCGCTGGCAACGATGTCACCTCCTTCGGTTACGAACGCTACCGCGAGGACAAGCGAATCCTGGATGGCGAGGTCGAGCCAATCCCTCACCGGCTGATCCTCCTCTACCAGGCCGACAGCAACGACGTCTGGGAAGATCCCGCGCAATGGGAAAAGGCCAACCCGTCATTGGGCGAGACGATCACCCGCGAATCGTTTGAGGAGGATTTCGACGAGGCCAAAAAAGGTAGTGCTGGCGTACAGGCCAACTTCAAGCAACTCCGGCTCAACCTCTGGCAGGATAGCGTCAATGCCTGGCTGCCCGTCGAGGAATGGGACGCCTGCGCCAACCCGCGCACCGACGAGGAGCTTGACGGCCTGCCCTGCACCGGTGGCTTCGATCTGGCATCCAAGCTCGACCTTTGTGCCTGGTGCCGCGCCTACCGGCTGGAGAGCGGCAAGATCTACCTCCGGTTCCGGTTCTGGTGCCCAGAGGAGGCCGACAATCGCCGGCAGCGGGCCAACAAGGCACTGCTGAAGCCATGGATAATATCCGGGCACATCACCGCCACGCCTGGCAACGTGACGGATTACGACGCCATCGAGCAGGCCATCAAGGCCGATCATGAGGCCGCGCCGGTTGAGGTGATCGCCTTCGATCCGTGGAACGCCACCCAGATCGTCGGCCACCTGCAAGAGGAAGGGCTGTACCTGGAAGAGTTCGCGCAAACCATCAAGAACTTCAACGAACCAATGAAAGAAGCCGAAAGGCTGATCTTGGCCCGGGGGATCGAGCATGATGGCAACCCAGTCATGCGCTGGCAGATGGGCAACGTGATGGCCCGCACGGATACCAACGGCAACAGCCGGCCTGACAAGGCGAAGTCCCAGGACAAGATCGACGGCGTGGTCTCGATGCTCATGGCGCTGGCCAAGGCTTTGCAGGCGGGCGATGGTTCGAGTCATTACGACGACAACGACGTGGAGATGGGATGAGCGATGCAACCAATCGAGCGGCGCGAAAGCCGGAAAAAGCGCATGTCGTTCCCGAACTCCTCTGTTTTGTGGGCATCGCCGCAGTTGCCGTTGGGCTCTGGTTGCTGCACCCGTCCGCCGCATTGATCGTGATCGGCCTGCTCGTCGCCTTGGCTGGCGTCGGCCTCTACCGTTCCCGGTCCGTTGAGGAGACTCCCCGGTGATTGTCGAGCTGCTTGATCGACTGCTGCCGGGTCTGGCCGGGCCGCCGGCGGCGATGCCGCGCAACGCCAGCCTGGAAAACCCGGCGCTGAGCCTCAACGATCCGGCCACCTGGGAAGCCTTCGGCGCCAAGGCCAGCGAATCGGGCATCCGGGTCGGGCACCAGACCGCGCTGACCTGGTCGCCCGTCTGGCAGGCCGTCAGCCTGATCTCGGGCGACGTCGCCGGCCTGCAGCTCAACAATTACCGCCGGCTCGCAAATGACGATCGCGCCATCGACCGCAAGCATCCCGCCCAGTTCCTGGTCTCGACGCGCCCCAGTCAGTGGGTTTCCGCCTTCGAGTTCTGGCGACGAGTCATGGTTCACGCCCCGCTCTGGGGCAACGGCTATGCCTGGATCGAGCGGGCCTCCCGGACGGGCCCGCCCCTGGGCCTGGTGAACCTGCTGCCCGATCGCACCAAGCCGATGTGGGACAAGCAGCACGGCCTCTACTACGTGACCGAGGTCGGCGGCGAGCTGGTGACCCTGTTCCCCGAGGAGGTGCTGCACGTCAAGGGCGTCAGCACCGAGAACGGCGCCGGCCTCGACCTGGTCGCCCTGATGCGAAACGCCATCGGCCTGGCCCTATCCGCCGAGGGCCTGGCCAGCCAGTTTTTCGCCAACGGCGGCATCGCCGGCGGCATCCTCGAAGTGCCGGCCAGCATGGGCGCTGGCGCCCGCAAGAAGCTCGAAGAGGGCTTCCAGAAGAAAACCGGCCGGGGCAACTGGTTCAAAACCGTCCTGCTCCGCGAAGGGGCGAAGTGGCATCAAACCACGATCGACGCCCAGAAGAGCCAGCAGCACGAGCTGCGCGAGGACCAGGTCCGCGACGCCGCCCGCTTCTTCAACCTCCCCGGCTTCAAGCTCGGCCTGCAGGACAGCGTCAGCTACAACTCGGCGGAAATGGCCCAGCTCATCTACCTGGTGAGCTGCCTGCGTCCCTGGTTGATGGCGATCATCGGCGAGTGCAACCTCAAGCTGCTTACCGAGGCCGAGCTCGTCGGCGACACCCACTACTTCGAGCACAACCTGTCGAACCTGCTGGAGATCGACGTCAAGACGACCAACGACATCCTGGAGATCCAGCGGCGCAACGAGATCATCAACGCCAACGAATGGCGGCGCAAGATCAACCTGCCTGGCCGCAGCGACCCGGCGGCCGAGGAATACGTCAACCCGAACACGCGCAGCCGGGAGGCGCCGGGCCAGGCAGCTGGCGCCGGCGGATCCGCCGGCGGACGATCGAGCGGCGGGGCCCGCGACCAGGCCGCGCGGCGACTGCTGGGCGAAACCCTCAGCCGGCTAACGCGGCGGGTCACCTTCGACGCCCGCAACCAGGCCAAGAAGCCCGCCAAGTTCCTGGCCTGGCTCGACGCCGGCGACGGCCTGGCCGCGCACCTGAAGATCTTTGAAGCGGCGGTCCGCCCGGTGCTTGACGTGATCGACACCCGGGCCAACTTGGCGCCAATGCTGGGATGCCATTTTATTGACATGCTCAAGGACCGCCTGACCCCGCTCATCGAGCCGCCGCACTCTCAGCAGCAACTGGCCGACAACGTCGATCGCGCCTGCCAGGAGTTCGAGGGGACCATCGTCGCCGAGCTGCAGTGCGGCTTTCACCTTTGGAAAAACGTCCCGGCGCCGGAGTTCAACTAGCCAAGCCAAGGAAGGAAGCCATGAAACCGAACATGATCATCGACCTGGTCGCCGAGCCCCAGGTCCTCAACGCCATCGCCGGCGTAAGCCCATCGGCCAAGTTCGGCGCCCGCGTCGTCCACAACGCTGACGAAGAGGAGGTCGAGCTGCTGATCTTCGAGCAGATCGGCAAGGATCCCTGGTTCGGCGATGGCGTCGGCGCCAAGGACGTGGCCCGCTTCCTCGCCGATCACAAGGGCAAGGCGGTCAACGTCCGCATCAACAGCCCGGGCGGCTCCGTGTTTGACGGGATCACCATCCACAACGCCCTGGTGCAGCACGATGCCAAGGTCACCGCCACCATCGAAGGCGTGGCCGCCAGCGCCGCCGGCATCGTCGCCGTCGCCGCCGACCGGGTGAAGATATTCGAGAACGCCAGCTTCATGATGCACCGGGCCAGCACTATCGCCTGGGGCAACGTGGACACCATGCTGGAGGTCGGCGAGCTGCTGACCAAGATCGACGACCAGATCGCCCGCACCCTGGGCGCCAAGGCCGGCCGGTCGCGTTCCGAGATTCTGGGCTTCATGAAGGGCAAGGGCAAGCACGACGGCACCTGGCTCAGCGCCAAGGAGGCGCGGGATCTGGGCGTGGTGGACGAGGTCATCCCGGTCCGCAACGATAAGGCCGGCGCCCGCAACTTGACCGAGGACGAGGTCCGGGCCAGCCAGCAAGCCGCCCTCACTGCCGAGGTGCGAAACCGCCTGGCCGAGATCGACCGCGGCATGGTCCAGGATCGCCTTGCCCAGGTTCCGCGTGATTTGACAGCGACACCGGCCGGCCAATAATGTCGGTCCCAACAATCTGACGCACCGCTCCGCCGGCGGGGTCTAAACCCTGCAGCGGGGCCGCGGTGAATGAGGCCCCCGTCTAAACGCCGGCCGTTCACCCCCGATAGCTCCCCCACATTGGCTATCGCCGGTGACCGGCCGTCTTCATTGGCCCGCCGGCGGCAGAGGAGAGATTCATGGACGAACTGCTGCAACAGCTCCAGGACAAGCGAAACCAGCTCGCCGCCGAGCTGCACAAGCTGGCCGAAACCCAGGACAAATGGACGGCCGAGGACCTGGAGCGCTGGGCCAAGCTCAACGCCGACTATGACGCCAACCTCAAGGCGTTGAATGACCGCAAGGCCAAGCTCGACGCCGAGACCGCCGAGCGACGGCAGATCCAGGATCGGCTGCAGGCGGTCGATCAGTACCAGCAGCACGCCGCGCCCGCCGCCAGGGAATTGGCCAACATTGGGCGGGATGGGGGCACCATCGCGGCCGGCCCGCAAAATCGCAATCTGCTGGCGGAAACGCGGGAGCGGCAGGAACACCAGTTCGCCACGGCCCTGCAGGGCTGGCTCCGCTACGGTGACCCGCGCCGGGGCGAGGTGACCGCCGAGCACGTGGAAGCGGCGCGGACCTGCGGCATCGTCTTGTCGGCAGGCGCCCTGTCCATCCGGATCGCCGACACCGACCAATTCCACCGCCTGCGCAACGGCTATCTGAGCAACCCGCGCAATGCGCTGAGCAGCCAGGGCGGCGCGGCCGGCGGCTTCACCTACGGCGAATCGTTCGTCGCCAGCCTCGAGAAGGCCATGCTCGCGTTTGGCGGCATGCAGCAGGTCGCCGGCGTCATGCGGACGTCCACGGCGGAACCCATCCGCTGGCCGACCAGCAACGATACCGGCAACTCCGGCCGGCAGATCGGCGAGAGCGCCGCCGTCGCGGCTTTGGACCCGACCTTCGCCCAAAAGGTCTGGTACGCCTACAAGTTCACCTCGGACGAGATCCTGGTCCCGTTCGAGCTGCTGCGCGACAACGCGGTGAACCTGGTCGGCGAGCTGCCCATGATGCTGGGCGAACGGCTGGGCCGCATCCTCAACAGCAAGTTCACCACCGGCACCGGCGCCGGCACGCCCACGGGCATCACGGTCGCGGCCGCCGCCGGCGTCACCGCGGCCAGCGCCACCGCCATCGCCTTCGACGAGCTGATCGACCTGGAGCACTCCCTGGACCCGTCGCGGCGCCGCATGCCCGGCGTGGGCTACATGTTCCACGACGCCATCCTCAAGGCGCTGCGCAAGCTCAAGGACGGTGAGGGCCGCTACCTCTGGCAGGCCGGCGCCAACTCGGGCGCGCCTGACACGCTCAATACCTTCCCCTACACGATCAACCAGGACATGGCGTCGAGCATCGCCAGCGCCGCCATCACCATCCTGTTCGGCCAGTTCAGCCAGTACAAGATCCGCATGGTCAACGAGGTCCGGCTGTACCGCCTGGTCGAACGCCACCGCGAAAACGACCAGGACGCCTTCCTGGCCTTCGTCGAGGCGGACGGCAACCTGCTGGACGCCGGCGACAACCCCGTGAAAAAGCTCACCCAGGCGTAGGCCTGGCGATGCGACTGAATGGATCGCCCCCAATAAGGAGCCGCTGCCGTGAAAGTGAAACTGAACAGCTCCCGGGTCGGCCACAAGTTCGACGACAAGGGCCGTCCCACCGGCGTCTTTTCCCAGGCGGTCGGCGACATCGTCGAGATGCCGGACGCCGAGGCCCGCCGCTACATCGAGCGTGGCTTGGCGGCCCCGGTCAGCGAAAACAAGAAGTAGCCGGGCTGCGCCTGACCAAGTGCAGGCGCTTGCACCGCGACCAAACCTTGAAAGGGCAAACACATGGACCTGTTGACCGACCGCTGCGCCGTCCAGCGCGGCAGCGACCTGGTGACCGACACGACCAGCGAGACCAAGAGCACGGTCGCGGACATGGAAGGCTTCGACGAGGTGACTTTCGCCGTCGAGCTGGAGGACGTGGACGCCGCGGCCGTGATGACGTTCACCGTCAAGGAGAACACGGCGGATTCCACGACTTCGCCAACGCCGACCAAGGTCTCCCTGACTGACGCCGCCGGCCTGGGGGCGATCAGCGCTGGCGCCCTCGTCATCACCGAGGACAGCGACAACCTGGACCAGAAGACCATCCTGATCACGGTTGCCAGGAGCGCCCTCAGCAAGCGTTACGTCTTCCTGTCGATCACGGTGGCCGACGAGTCCTACGAGCTCAACGCGATCACGATCATCAAGAGCCGCGCCAAGGGGCTGCCGGTCACTCAAGGATCGACCGTGGTCAGCCAGGCCAAGGTGGCCGCGTAGACCTGAACCCAACACCGTGTCCTTTGTGACTACTCGGCGGCGCCGCCGCCGGGGCAACCAACGGGAAAGCCATGACTTACCAGCCGAAGGTGTATCGCGAGCAGGGTGGTGACCGCCTGGTTGTCGCCCAGGGCGGCGAACTCCAGATCTACGGCACCATCACCGGCCTCCGCGCCGGCACCGACTTCTTTGTCAGC